AGTGGTCAAGTTAAAGGAAATCCAAAAGATACCTATAGTATTGACGGTGTTCCAGAAAGCGTTACACAAGACCGAACAAGCACATTTACTGTTCGTGCTATTGGTGCAAGTGGTAAAATTACTGACCGCAGTTTTACAATAACTGTTACAGGAAACTATCCACCACAGCTATTAACAAGTAACTATACTACTTTAGGCGAATTTATTGATGGCAGCGTTATTAGTATTCAATTAAGTGCTATCGATTTGAATAATGATTCATTGACATTTTCATTATTAAACGGTCAATTACCAAATGGAGTTACGTTAAGTAGTAGCGGTTTAATAAGTGGTCCACTAATTCCAACTTATATTCCACCAAGTGGTTGGGATATTGATTCTCTTCCGTGGGATAGTTCGCCTTGGGACCAAAGCAATATTAATTTGCCAACTGGACAATCATATAATAATATTGGTAAGATTACATATTATTTTACTGTTCAAGTAAGTGATGGCAAAAGTTTTGATACTAAAGATTATAGTATCGTAGTTATTAATCACGATAGTATTACCGCAGACAACTCACTTGTTACCGATGATGATACCAATTTAAGCAGTGATACTTCAAACTATCGTTTGCCACTATTATTAACAACAAGCTTGGGTGATTATGCTACATTTACTAGTGGCAATTACTTTGCATTTAAATTTGAAGGTATTGACTACGATAACATATCTGTAGGATACAGCTTGGTAGGAGTTCAAGGAACGGGTTGGGATGCTGATGGTGTAGCTTTTGACGATAGTCCTTGGGATCAAAGCAATTTTGATTTACCACCAGGGTTAAGTTTAGATAGCAACACAGGTTGGTTAACTGGACTTATACCGCCACAATCTTATGTTAGTCAAACTTATACATTTGCAATACAAGTCTACAGTTTAACCGATAACACAGTAGTAAGTGCATATAAAGTTTTTGAAATCACTGTTTTAGGTGCGATTAGTTTAGGTGTGAACTGGGTTACTCCACCACTATTAGGTTCTATCAATGCTGGTGAAGTAAGTGAGCTTACTGTTGAAGCAGTTGCTACAAGTGGTCGTAAACTTTATTATTCACTTGCAAGTGGCAGCAAAATACCTCAAGGATTAACCCTATTAAGTGATGGTTCAATCAGTGGTCGTATTAGTTTTCAACAATTTGACTTGGATGAAGGCACAACAACTTTTGATGTGCAAAATAGTTTAAATGGTGTAACGCTAGCACCAACTACAATTGATAGAACTTATCAATTAATTATTGATGCAGCAGATTATAGTCAAACTGTAAGTGGACAACAAACATTCACACTGATTGTTAATAATGTAACTTATACTCCATATGATAATCTATATCTGGTGTGTTTGCCAAGCATTGAAAAGCGAACTATCCTTGATGCTATTTTAACAGATACAGATTACTTTGATTACGATGATATTTATCGCCCAAATGATCCTTATTGGGGCATTCAAAACGATATTAAAATTCTTGTTGGATATGGTTTAACACCAAGTCAAGCAAGTGATTATATTGCAGCAATGCAGCGTTGGCATTACAATAAGCGTTTTTACTTTGGTGATTATCACTATGCATCCGCATTAGACAGTAATGGCAATGCACTATATGATGTCATATATGTTGATCTTATTGAAGATACAAAAACATATACAAAATCAGCAACTGGTATTTTAAATGGCAACACTCCTACTAGTAGTTTTGTTACCCAAAGTGGTGAAATTTTATACCCAAATGATTTGAACTTAATGATTAATGATATCACAATTGCAATTGGAGAAACCGATAGCAACACACTGCCACAATGGTTAACTAGTGTTCAAAGTGACGGAAATATTTTAGGATATCATACTGTTGCAGTTTTAGCTTATTTAAAACCTGGAACAGGTGAACGTGTTTTGTTTAATTTAACTAATACACCAAAACAAGATATTAAACTAATTCCATTTACAGCAGATCGTTATATCTTTGATAATAACATGGATATAAACTTTGATTTGAATACTGGCAAATATGTAACTAAATCTTATACAACGTTTGACACTGGTTATGTTTTGGGTATAACGCCAAGTGCAACAGTATCTTATGCAATTGACGTGCCATTTGATCAAGTAAATGGTCATACTATAAATCAAATCAATACTATTGGTGGTCTTGATGGTGATGAAAGTGGTGATTGGAATGGCGCAACCATTGTATTCAGCACCCAAGAAAACTATAATCCAACACTATTTCCAGATGAATATAATCAAGGTTGGAATTTAAATGGTGCAATCGTTCCTGGTTATGCAGAAGTTCAAAATGGAAGTGCAACTATAAATGAACGTGCTGGTGTTTGGACGGTAAGTGTTATAAACAGAACTGTATATCTTACATTTACACAAGAAATTACAATCAATCAGGTTATTTTGGTTCAAGAAGGCGCAAAAGCTGGAGAAACATTGCAATATACTTCTGCACATGTTGGAATTTCAAGTCAAACTGTTCCAAAATATGAGCAAGTAAATATTCAAACTGTCACGCTTAAATCACCAACCACTTTTGACAGCGGCAAAACACAATTTATTAATAACGAAGATCAATATCAATTGCCATTTGCCAATGACAGTTATTTGAAATTTCCTAAAGTAAATATATTAAGTTAAATATTTTATGATTTTAATATACAGCGATCATCCAACCGTATCTTGGTGGATTAAAAATTTAAATTTATCTCAAGAATATAGTTTGGTTGAAGATTTTGAATTTTTTAAAAATAAAGCTGTTGATTTTAAAATCGTTTTTACTAAAGGCAGAACTTTTGATTATACAAATCCTTTAATTAATGACAATGAAAAACTTGTTGATACAATAAATTTCTATTCAAATTACAGCGATTTAATTTTTTGTTTTGATACAGAAATACATGATTTTCATTTAGATATTTGGCAAAAACACAATCATTCAAAAGTTTACTGGATTACAAGTGGCTTAACAAATACAAACAATTTTTTCCAAAATGTTATACCATGGATGTATTTCTTTGAATCAACAGCAGCGTTATATAAAAGTCATCTAGCAAATAAATTAAATTCACTAACTTATAATTACGATAAAGAATTATATTTTGATGTTTTACTAGGCAGAACTAGAAATCACAGAACATTTGTTTATCAAGAAATTATTAATAATAAAATCGAAGATATATGTTATCTATCATATATGAAAAGTGATCACCCAATTCATTATAAAAATTTTTGGGATAAATTTTTTTGGGAAAGCGATGTAGAAAAAAATGTTACGAAACAAGTAAAAGGCACAGAACAAGAAATTAATTATCATGGAAATTTAATTCCAGTAAGTAGAATAATACCCGTTGAAATCTATAACAGAAGCACTTATTCAATAATTGCAGAAACAAATTATAACAATATGTATAGTTTTTATACTGAAAAAACTGCAAAACCTCTTATTGCAAAACGTGCTTTTATTATGTTCAGTGGATATAAAATGCTTGAAAACTTAAAAAAACTAGGATTTAAAACATTTGATGTAATAATTGATGAAAGCTATGATTCCATAGAAAATAATGAAGAACGATGGAAAAATGCATTTAAACAAGTTTTAAATTTGCAAACTTTGGATAGAAAATATGTGGTTGATTCCTTAAAAAACGTTTTTGAACATAATCAAAATCATATTATGAACACAAATTGGATGAAATTATCACTGAATCATATTAGTAAAGTAATTTACTCAAAACTAAATATAAAAGACAACTTAATATCATTAACTTTGGACAAAATAAATGAGTAACGTAAACCCAAATAATATCAATGGTGCATATCCAGTAGCGGGTGTTGATAACGACAGCCAAGGATTTCGTGATAACTTTACGAACATTAAAAACAATTTCACTTATACAGCAGCAGAACTTACTGACTTGCAGAATAAGGCAATTGTTAAAAGTGCGCTAACTGGAACTACTCTTAATAACAATATGGCTGGCACATTATTAAGTAGTGCACAAATCCAAGATTTCCGTGAAACAGAATATGATAATGGTATTATTTCTACAAACGTGACACTTGACCATACTCGCGGTCACTATCAAAAAGTTCAAACAAACGGCACAATTACACTTGCATTTGCTAACTTCCCAGCAGCAGGCACAGTTGGACGTATTCGCCTAAAACTTAATGTTACTAATAGTGCACATACAGTTATTCTACCTGCAAGTGTTACAATTGCAACAGGGGCTACATATATCCAAGAATATAACCAACTTACAAACACTTTAAGCTTTAATGGCAGTGGTGTTAGTATATATTGGTTTGAATTTATAAGTGATGATGCTGGCAATACTGTTTATATCCAAGATTTAAGTCGTCAACGCAATAATACAGATTATGTTTATGCAAACATTTCAAACGGAACAGTTGCATCACCAACTTATGTTAATGTTGCAACACAACGCACATTCATTGATAATGCTAATAATGCAATTGCAAACATCAATGTGTTATTCCCACAAAATCCAGTAGATGGCAGCGGTATCCAGATTGCAACACAGCCATCAATTGCTAATTTGTTCCTTATTGCAAACAGCACTGCTGGCACAACTATTAACGGTAATATTACAACACTTTCCGCGAATAGTCATGCTGAATGGACATATCTTGCTACACCTAATAAGTGGTTTAGAAGTTCGCTTTAATATTGACTAATTAACTCGTTAACGCTATATTAGTGTAGGAGTAAATTATGACAGACCTTAAACTGTATCAAGAATTTGTAAGTGCTGTAACAAGCGACCCAAGCAAGCATGAGTATGCTTTTAGCGAACGATTTGACAAATTAAGCCAATATCAAGAAGATAAAACTAAGATTAATCCAGCATTGCTGTTGACGGCTGGTATGGGATTGAGTACTGAAAGTGGTGAATTTAACGAAATCATCAAAAAGATGTTTTTCCAAGGCAAGCCGCTTAATGAAGAAAATGTATTTCACATGAAGCGTGAACTTGGCGATATTATCTGGTATTGGATGAACGCTTGCACGGCACTTGGACTTGACCCAAATGATGTAATCAATGAAAATGTAAAGAAACTAGAATCACGTTATCCAGGCGGTTCTTTTGATGCTTGGCATAGTGAAAACCGTAAAAAAGGCGATTTATAATGCACCCAATGATAGGTGATTTAACTGACAAGTCGCTTGATGATTTGTTAAAAACAACCAATGACATACACAAGAAAATGGCATGGGCTGCTCGTATGGGACATAATCATATGATACAACAAATGCGAAATGTGTTAGATACCTATCAAGAAGAAATTAATAAAAGGTATCAACAAGAAGCACAAGCAGCTAAAGAAAATCCAATTTTTAAGGATAGTTTGGACATAGGATGAGTGATGTTAGTTGGCAAGCAGAATTTACCGCTATAAATTGTTACAAAGATGTTTTAGAACCTTGTAGCTATAATATTAGCATAGACTTTAATGACCATTCCCAAGAGGAAGAAGACCCATACACATGCTTTGGTCGTATTCGCAACTTAATCAAAGATTTGTATCAAGATGCAATTTTTGTGTATGTTGCAAATCCATTACTTCCTACATTATATAAAAAATTTAGTTCCCGTATTGTTACATTGCCATATGCTCCAAGTAATTTTGTCATTGCCGTAGTTACTTGGTATAAAATTTTAAGCATTACACAAGGACGTGTTACCCTTGAGCATATTGCAGTTTCTTGTGATAAAAGTGATGATATTACCTTGCATGTTGATGAAGATATTATTGCAAGTGATGAACTAATGGATGATTTGGCATTTAAAAATTGGGAGCGACCTGCGTGGTGGTTTAGAAATACACCAACTACATGGGATATTCCAATTACAAAAAATAAAGAAATCATCATGAATTATGATGAAAACGAATGGCCAGAATATTTGCAATGGGATCAAAAACCTGTTACAATAGAAAAAAAGAAAGCAAAGAGTAATATTATTCCACTAAAGAAATGGAAGCCAGAGGTTATCAAGGGTGATAAAAACTGACGAATGTGGTCGCAGTATAATCAGTGATAGTGAGTTAGCGGAATTACTATACACTAATCCGCAACTTACTATTGATGATGTTGCCATTATTGATCCAGAAAAATATAATTCTGCCATTAAAGGTTTATATCTTGATTATAAACCATTAAAAAAACTAGCAACACTAAATGGCACTATACAAGAATATCATGCTAGCAACCAACAAGAATGGTTTATGCCACAAGAGTATAAAGACTTAGATATTGCCAAATGGGTATTAGATCAGTGCGCGGATCAAAATGAACTACAACGTGCTGGACAAGAACTAATGGAATATGCTGAACGAAATCTATTGCCATTGCTGCAATATTTAAAATATCTTGTTGACAC